ATGGCAGTAACAGACGCGAAGCTGCGAAAGCTAGTAAACAAGAAAAAAGATCCTATCGTATTATCGCATAGAGACGGACTAAGAGTAAGACGTAATAGCAACGGAACGGTAGCCTGGCAATATCGTTTTAGATACCTTAGAAGTCAGCAGATTGTCACGATTGGTTATTACCCAGACCTATCTGTAAAAGAGGCGCAAGATTTAGTGTCACTCTTAAAAGCCTGGATTGCGGCAGGGGAAGATCCGCGAGTAAAACTTAAGGAACGTAGGCAAGGAGATGTAGCTGGACGGACACCAGCTCAGATAACCGCAGCATGGTTTGACGCTGAGAAATCTAAATTCAAAGAAAAGACGCAAATATTATACGCAAACAACATCAATAAATGGATCGTGCCGCACCTAACAGAAAAACCAGCGGAAGACATGTCACCTGTAGACTGGCACAAGTTTTTTGACTTTGTAAGAAGTGAAGGCTCAGCCAAGCTAGCGCCTATCATTTTAATACGATTAAAGTCCGCAATAAGGTGGGCTGCTATGCGTGGCGAAATACCCAATAATAATCCTATTTTAGATTTAAAAACTAAGCATGTTGGTGAGCCAAGTACTCAAGGGCAACGCTGGCTAACATTTAAAGAGATTGCATTACTCTGGCGCCAAATAGAGCAGTCGAAAGCAACACCAACAACCAAAGCATGTTTACAAGCTATATTTATTACCGGAGCAAGGCAGTCAGAGGTGAGGTTAATGCGGTGGGAGCACATAGATCTAGAAAGTGGCACATGGACAGTTCCCCCTGAAAACTCCAAAACGAATAAAGCAATTAGAAGACCGCTCACAAAAAAACTACTATCAATAATAAACAATCAAGGTTTAGTCTATGGTCGCCAAGGAGTTGTGTTCCCTGGTGCAAACCTTTCAAAATCAACCACAGTCCATTCAATTAACCAATTCTGTGACAGAATGTGGAACCACCTAAATACAAAATATAAAATACCGAAGTTTGTGCCGCATGATGCAAGACGCTCTTTAAGTACGCTATTAAGTGAGCAAGGCGTTTTGCCGCATGTAACTGAAAAAATGCTGGGGCATGCAATGCGTGGTGTAATGGCCGTATATAACAAACATGACTACATCAATGATCAGCGAGAAGCATACGAGCTCTATTGGCAATGTATAGAGAATGCTATTAGTGATTTACAATCATAAAATGATAGTATTCGCATTAAATTCAGAAGTAAGAGCGTAACAGTGCTATCTACGATTCAAAACAATGAGACTCACAAGGCTTCTTTAGCATGGGGAAACTCTGGAGCAGAAAAGGGTGAGGTATTTACCAAACCAGAAATTGTCTCTTTTATGTTAGACACATCTGGATTGAGTAGTGCATTACTGATAGACGGTACTCGTATTCTTGAGCCATCTTGTGGGCAAGGAGAGTTTGTGATTGCGATAGCAAAAGCACTCGTAGCTCAAATAAGTAATATGGATGTTTCACCAAGAGCTGTATTTGAACATACAAAAAGCCTGATTAAAGCCTTTGATATTTCTTTGTCTAACATCTATCACGCAAAAGATAGTGTGCGTGAAATATTAAGCCAAGTATTTAGCTTTGAACAAACATCGATAATTGTTGAAAGCTGGTTTGTAAATGAAGACTTCTTACTTAGCGATACGGTGCCTGAATATACATTTGTTATTGGAAACCCACCATATGTACGTATAGAAAGTATACCTAGTGTGCTCTTAAAAAAATATCGGAATGCATTTGTAACGATGAAAGAGCGAGCGGACTTATATATCGCTTTTTATGAGAAAGGACTATCTTCGCTAAAAGAAAATGGAACATTATCATACATCTGTACTGACCGATGGGTTAAAAATAGCTATGGTTCTGCGTTAAGAAAGTTTATTGCTGATGGTTTTCGTTTAGATATGTATATTGATTTATATGGGCAAAGCGCCTTTCAGTCCTCTGTATTAACCTATCCGGCGATCACACAGATTTCTAAAAGAAAACTAGGCGAGACATTAATAATACATAACCCTGATATCAACCCTGAACTTGGAGAGAAAGTTCTCAGGAGCTTGAGCGATAAAAGCGTTGTGTGGCCTGAAGCAGTTAAAAGAAAAGATGTAGTTAACGGGAGCAAACCCTGGCTCTTTGGAGGAGCTGATGAGCTAGCGCTAATTCATAGACTAGAAACGATGTTCCCAACAATAGAAGAAGCTGGGTGTAAGGTATATATCGGCGCAGCTACGGGAAATAATAAAGCATATATCGTACAAAGCGATTTAAATATAGAAGCCTGTAGAAAGCTCCCGGTTATCAAAGCAGCAGATATTCGAAAGGGAGTGATCACCCAAACTTCAATGTCAATAATCAATACTTATGACGAAAATGGCGTCATAAACTTAGAGGAATTTCCCAAGCTAAAGGAGTACTTGGAATCTTTTGCTGATGAACTAAAGGTGCGTCATATTGCAAAGAATACTCCAAAGCATTGGTTCAAGACAATTGATAGGGTCTATCCAGAACGTGCAGTAGCAGAAAAGCTACTTATCCCTGATATTAAGTCGGAACTCACTGTTGTTTATGACCAAGGCGAGTATCACCCGAACAATTCAATCTATTACATTATCTCTTCGTTATGGGATCTTAAAGCGCTGAAGGCAGTTTTAATATCGGGAGTTGGTCAATTATTCGTGGAAAGATATTCGACGAGAATATCCGGAGGAAACCTTCGCTTCCAAGCACAGCATCTTAGGAGAATTCGCCTGCCACATTGGCAGGACGTGCCACAAGAAATGAGAACTCAGTTGGTTGAGGTGGCGGAGCAGGATGATATTCGAGCTGCAAAAGAGTTGGTATCCGTCTTGTATGGGCTATCGGAAAAAGAAAAACAAGTATTAGGTTGTTAAATGGAAAATAAAGCACACATATCAAACGCAATCAAAGAGTTTTGGGGCTCAAGGCTAGGCGGCAGCGGTGTTCGATCAGGAAAAACTTTAGATGGCTTCATTTGCATATTTGAAAATATTATAAAAAACTCTGGTTTGTCTGATGTGCAAATACATACAAGCAAACAAGCTTCTCAACTCCCTGGGTACTTTAGACCTCACAAATCATGGGATTTAGTCGCAATATCTAATGGTCGTTTAATTGCTGCGATAGAGCTAAAATCACAGGTTGGCTCAATCGGTAATAACTTTAATAACAGAACGGAAGAAGTTTTGGGTAGTGGTGTAGATTTACATACTGCTATAGAAGAAAGTGCCTTTGGTTTAGACGCAGAAATATTTACTGGCTACTTAATAGTGTTAGAAGACTCGGATAAAACAAGAGGCCCAGCAAAAATCTCAATGAACTACTTTCCGGTAATGCGTGGATTCTTGGCTGACGAAAGTATCAGAGACTCAGAATATTTACCAGATGAATCAGGTAAATATCCTCGAGTTCAAGGGCTGTCATACGTTGAAAGATATGATCTTTTATGTAAGAGGTTAATGCTTAAAAACTTATACACAGCAGCTGCACTGGTATTAGCAGATGAAGGCCGTGCAAATGAAGGTAGCTATCGAAGCTGCACACCACAAACCAGTATCGACGCTTTTTTAACGAAATTAGAAAATCACTGTAAGTTAGTTGCTAGCTACAATAATTAGATGTAGCGCTGTGTTAACTCATATCTTCCGTACCCAGTAGGTGGGTACGGAGTTAATTTTTAGCCTTTTATTAAAAAGTGATGTGACTAATAAATCTAAGGTTACTCGGATCAAGGCACTGGGGCCGAGTTTGTGTCATAAAATTTATTGATCGCTGAAATTAACCTCTCTCTTCTGGGGGTTGCGTGGAAGCAATCCTTTGTTATTTCGATTGATAGCAATCGCGTATCTTTGAGAACAGATTTTACAACATTTCTGTTAACAGAAGCAGGAGTGTCCAATTTTACAGACTCTAAAAAGAACCTATTTGATAAACCTAGTTGACGTGCTTCCTCTGGATAAAATTGCATAGTCATAGGTAAAGTAATGAAACTCACATTATCGAACTCAGAACTTAGTTTAAGCCGTAATTCGGAATCGCGAATATCTCCACCTTTTACCAATAGATTTTTATACAAGGTTCGTAGATCGTTTTCCATGTGCCCAAACTCGATTTTTTTTTCGTAACCATAGTAAAATGAGTACGGTAGTAATTTCGGTATTGAACTGTCTTTATCCACAAGAGTATACGAATGACATGCGGCAGCGATAACAGTTAATTCACCTTGGGCCGCTTTTACTGCATCGGCCAAAAAGCTTTTAAGAGTGCTCCAACAAACAAAATTACTATCTTCACACTTGATACCATCTTTTTTTGAACCATGCCCCTGTAGATGAAATAGTGAGTTAACTTTATTTTTGGAAATAAAATTGAGTACTTCTCTCGACCTACGTTGAAACTCTGCCAAACTCGATATATCAAGTTTTGTCATTATTGAACCGCTATTAAGTATTTCTTCTTTTTTATTGTTTACTAACAAAACTATATCGTCTTCTAATCTTTTTATCAGGCCATTGCCTTCCTCACCTAAAAAGTTAAAGATGAATATGTGATCTACTTCGCTACAGAACGACTCTTCAAAACTAAAATTAACCATTAACAAGCTCCTTATTTGGCTTTTCCTGATTCTACCTATGAAAATCGAAGCGAGTCGATACGTACAACCCAAAAATCTAAATTATTTGAAAAGTACTACCTGTGAGGCTAAATTTATGTAGGCATTGGAATGCGCCCTATAACCCAAGGATGAATGATGAAATACTTACAAAACCTACTCTCCCTAGTCGTCAGCAAATCTAGCAGCAATACACTTCAGCCTAACCAAGAGTACGCACTTTTAATTCAACAAACAGAGAAGCGGCCAACAGCCATAATTTTATTGGCGTTGAAAACGGGTGTGCCTTGTAAAAAGTTGGTACAAATTGCCAAGCGGTATCCATACAAATTTAAGCTTGCTAGATATATGGGCTTAAATGTATTGGTTCGTATTGATGGATATAAGGGTAGGCGATAGATATTCATTTCTATTTACCGAGTAATGTAATTAAGATGAGTGTGTCTACAGCTAAAATTACACTGTTTTTTTAAACAGTGTTTGGCTTGTAGCCCGCCTATTGATTGCGATAAACTAACACTGCTTGTTGTCATTTAGTGTTAATTACATTAACATTACGTGAACAAGTGTAAGGATTAATCAACTTTAATAAATAAGGATTTAAAATGAACTCCAAGTCACTTGATGTAAAAGAATTGAAACGCGTAACTGGTGGTAATGGTGGTGGTGGTGACGGTATCGTGCCACCAAAGGCTGAGAGCCGAAATAGCTACAATGGCGGTGGTGGGGATGGCATTATTCCACCTCAGGCATAGATAATCGAGAAAATAACTAATTAAAGTAGTTTAGGGAAAAGCATGAGTGACTTTTTTGTGATCACTGGATGGGCAATTCGGATGTTTGAAGTCTTAATTGTTCTGTACATACTGTTTAAGTTCAAAAATCGGCGCTGGAGCTTGTTCTTTGGCGGTAAAAGTAGCTTGAAAACAATCCAAGATCACGAATTGCATTCATGCTTTTTATCTGCTTTTACTGTAATGGTATTTCATTTTACGAGTTCAAACCTCGCGCAGCATATAGTGACCATTCAAGGAATGGAGAAGTTTGCTTTGCGACAGTTTTTTTACTTTAGTATGTTCTCGTGTTCGATGGCTTTTGCTGCCGCTCTGTTCTTCTTACACAAAATAAGAGGTTGCTCATTTTCGCCGACAGCAAGGAACTGCCTCTATATCACATTTTTAATGTCGACATTGCAAATGTTGCAGTTTGTCTCACATGGTTTGCTCGATTCTAATCGTATCACTCTGTTTTATCAGTATGGCGTAGTTGTGCTTAATATATCTACACTTGCTGTAGTAGCAAATCATCCAATAAGAAACATGGTAAGAAAACTAAATCGAAAGGAGGCATAGGGTGGGGCTGCTAGCAATAATGAGTTTTTTAAGCCTTATATTGGTTGTTGGGTTATATATTGCCTCTCAAGGAGGTCATATGCCCAACAAGTTTGAGTTAAGGTTGCTTGATTTAATCGAGCAACATAGCAACGGTAAAAACGAAGTTTCTGAACATCCGAGAATAACATCGCATAACATCCTTCTTGAAGTCCATGATGCAATCACAGAGCCGGACAAGCTTCTCTCATACGAAAAAACTGTAATGGCGCATGAAAGAGTAAAAAGGTATATTTTAAACTTCGACGATGCCCACATTTACGTTTTGGATAGAGAAAAGGTTGAACTAAGACTAGTTGAGTAAATTTATAGCTACTAAAAGGCGGATATATGAGTGGGTATTTGAAGGATGCTGTGCTTGACCAGCTTAAACTTAAAAATTTAAAAAAATTCATTAAAACTAGAGTCGCAGTACGAAAAAAATGTAATTTAACTAGTATGAGTAGTAAAAGGTTGGAAAGTAGAGGTTTTTTAAACCCTTGGCTTTTTAATATTTACGAAGCTCTATTTGTTTCATTGCTTGCAGCTGGGTTGACTCACCTTTTCATAATAACTTATTGGGGGAGTTTCTTTTATACTTATAAAGTAGAATTTGGATTCTCTAGTCTTTATTTTTTCTCCTTTCTGATACTTAGCACTCATTTTATAGCTGTTTTCTCTTTGCGATGGAACTTTGTTTTTTCTAGAAAATCGATCTCACAATCTGTTACCTCATTGCTATTTGTAACAGGGGCATATGGTTTTTTTTCTAAGCTAGTAGTTGCATCTATATTTTCTTTTTTGACTTTTCTTTATTACAATTCCTCCGTTCCAGATGTTAAAGCTCTAATGCAGGACTATAGTGATGTATCATTCATAGCTGCTTTGGGGGCGGTATTAATTGTATTTCTCTGTATGATTTATGAATTCTATATTTATTGCTCATTAGTTAGACTTTCTGGGAGTAACTTGAATGGACTTGATTTTTCTAAGTTTAGATTGGTTGCTTTATCATTTATCCTTATATTTGGTCCGACGATTTATATTAATTACTGGGTTATAAATGAATTCCTTGTTTTATTTTCTGAGCACGCTTCGGAGTATGAGCGCACGCTAGCAAAGCTAGTATATTCTTACTTTACCTTAATAATTGTGGGTCTTGTTGCATTTTCATATATAAAAAACAAATCGAGTATATTGAAGTGTGCAACTATGACTGCTTTGTTTATTAATTTACCTGTTTTTACGTCTGTTCCTGAAGGCGTGTGTAACAATGCACCCCATAACATTTTTGAAGCACTTATTGACTCTGAGCATTTTAGCAACATTGAAATAGGGATATTTTATTGTGTGCAATATATAAGTAGCGTTGCTTTACTAAGTTATCCCTTCGTAGCTTTTACCCTAATCCGCTCTATGTTATTTGGCTTTACAATAAAAGAGAATACTAGTGAATCCGTGACTTCATAAGTCACGGTGAAGCATAAAGTTATTTTAGCCAGCCACAATAGTTCCCTCATCAAGAGATATTATGCTGTCTTACTTGAGCTTTGATCGTCTGCATACCTTGCGGCTAACAAGGGCTTAACGTCTTTTAGAATTAACTTTCCACAGTCATCAAAGTCGACTTGCTTTTCAACATTTGGCTTAAACCAGTCTAAATGACAGAACATTAAAAGTGCTTGAGCAACAGCTTCTACGAACTTTTCCTCGAATTGCTCTGCGGTCAATGACTCACTCTTGTCAATGTGATCACTAGGTGAAACCTGACCTGCTTCTGGATTAGTCTCTCCAGTCATAAGCCATAGCGTATACTTTTTTAAATCCGGATGATTGGCGACTGCAAGAAGAGGAGGGGCGCCAACTTCGGAATGTCCTGATTCATATTTCTTGTATGAACTGATACTTATACCAACCAAATCCGCAAATTTCTGCTGATTGAGGCCAGTTTTATTTCTTATCATCTTAAATTTTTCGCCAATCGACATTGACATGGTTCAACCTATGGATCTATAGTGTTCTAAAGTTCAATATTTGGATTAATGGTTCTTAATTCGGAAATATTGGACCACTTGAGTTAGTTGTTTTGTATCTAAAAATTAAGATTAGCACATGCTGGTTCATAAAAGGAACCTTGAGTGGTGCTACGAAATTATGAGGTGATATATGGAAGTTACTGAATTGCGGAAAAATATAGATGATGAGCCAGTCCAAGAAAGTGAGAGGTTTATAAAGCTAAACGATGTTTTGGAGATGTGCTGCTTATGTAGAGCTCAATTGTATAAGCTAATGGAATTAGGTTTGTTTCCTCCAAGTCATAAGATGTTGTCAGGTAGAGTGGTGTGGCTGGCATCAGACATCAACATCTGGCGTTCTATGAAAGCTGAAGCATTTAAAAAGAAGTATGCTGAAAAACTACGAGCAGCCAAGGAGCAAGCAGCATGAATACTCAAACTATAAATCAGCTAAATATCTCTCCTGATGCACAAGCCATTCTTATGACATTGCTTAACGAGAACGTACAGCTTAAGCAGCAACTAGCTCAACAGGAGTCTGAGCTGAAAGACGAACTATTACCCACAATAGATGCAATGAAGCTCCTTGGATGTGGCCGCAAGAAATTTTGGGAACTTGCAAAAAAAGATGGATTTCCACCGGCTATTCCATTTGGTAGATCAAATCATTATCGACGTGCCCAACTTATAAAATTTAGAGACAGCTACATAGAAAGTAAGGAGGCTTAACATGGCAAATGCAGAGCCTCAGGGCTTACTCGAAATACGAGCAATGATTGGCGACCACCGTAAAAAGCCTGGCTACATTTTTACAAACGTACTTAGCCAAAAGCAACGCCAACTGGTGCTGTTTACAGCAGGGTTCAGCCGTTTAGACCTAGATAAGCACTGGAATGATATGACACTAGACGAGCGCGACAAAGTGCGTAATGGCTTGATGTTCTTGAACAACATTGTGATTGAATTTATCGACGCGAACGCCATGCAGCCAGAGTGTTTTTATCACGGCGCTAAGCCAAATACACCACGCTACAGTGCCGACAGCGTAGTCACACCAATTAACCAACATTAGGAGTGATTATGCGTGTAACTATACCAGCGGCAAAAGCACCAGTTAGAACCTTTATATCTACGCCTAGACAGTTGGGCAGACTAAACCGGTTATACCAAGAGCAGCTAGAGCTTAACACCAAGCTAACCCGTGCGATTGAACAAACCATTGGTTGGGTTGAGTCTACAGGTGGTTGTGTCGAGTCTGTCCGTATTTTGCGTTTAGCATTAGGTGAGGTGAAATCATGAGCTCAACAGGCCGCGGATATACACGTCATGAAGATGACTATTACGTTACGCCACATTGGATGATTAACGACTTTTTGCATGCGTTTGAGCAAGACGGAATTAGCGACTTTGAATCGTACAATCAAATTTTAGACCCAAGTGCAGGCGGGTGTAAAAAGTACGAAATGAGTTACCCAACGGTGCTAGCTCATCACGGCCTTGTAGCCGAGAGTTGGGATATAAGAACTGACTCTCGCGCAGAACATAAGGGGGTTGATTTTTTAAAGCAACCTGCTGGGCCAGAGCATAACCAGTACGACATGATCATCACTAATCCACCTTTTAGGCTCTCACAAGAGTTTGTTTATCACTCATTAAAAATGGTTAGAGATGGCGGTGTGGTTGTCATGTTGCAGCGCCTCAATTGGTTAGGAAGTATAAAGCGAAAACCCATGTGGCAATCTGTGCCGCTTGCCTCGGTATATGTGCATAGCAAACGTGGTGCTTTTAACCCTGAAAAACCAAATAAAACTGACTCCATCGAATACGCCCACTTTGTATTTTGCAAGGGGTTTAGGCTCCCAGCAGAGCTAGCCGTTATCTAATTTAATTACCCAAAGGAATAGTAAAATGCACCCTATCAAAGACCAAGATCTATCTAAAATACAGTGCCTAATCAGAAATATTGTTCATCATGCGGTTGAACAGGCCAATTTTACAATCCGTTTGCTCAATCAAAGAAGCACAGTACATATGCTAATGCAGTGTGAAGACACGCTAACTGATTTACTCCCAATCATTGAAATGATCAGCGAAGAGCATGCCGAATTTTCCCCCATTTACGACCAAATGAAAACAGCGCTAAATACTGCCCAAATGGGTGGTGAGCCTCTACAAATTGAACAAGTAGAGGAAGCAATATGAACCACGTAATGCTTGATTTAGAGACTATGGGGCAGGGTAGTAACGCTGCAATAGTTGCGATTGGTGCCGTATTTTTTGAACCAACAACAGGAGCCATTGGCGCTTCATTCTACCAACAAATTGACCTAGAAGATGCTGTGAAATATGGCGAAATGGATGCAAGCACAGTGCTTTGGTGGCTTGAACAAAATGAACAGGCACGCAAAGAAATCACAAATGGTGAAGCCTGCAAGCTTAGCGATACCTTATACGACTTTACAGATTGGATTGAGCAAATAGAAGAATACAAAGGCAGGGTTGTGTGGGGCAATGGCGCAGGATTCGACAATGTGATCTTAGGCAACACTTACAGACGAATGCATGGCTCGCAACCTTGGCCATTCCAAAATGACCGTGACGTTAGAACCGTTGTTGAGCTAGGTAGAACCTTAAAAGGGATAGATCCCAAATACGATATGCCATTTGAAGGCAATAAACATAACGCATTGGATGACGCCATCCATCAAGCCAAATACGTTTCAGCAATTTATAAAGCACTAGCCGGTTAAATTCAAATTCCAACTTCTCCAAGTTGTATGGGGCGAAAGCCCCTTTTTAAGGGAACATGCCAGTGAGCATATGGCCAATAAAAACATTTGAGGTTTGCAAAGCCGCAGTAACCATCACAAAGCAAGTACAAGACAATGCGCATAGAGCGACATTATTAAAAGGCTTGCAGCGATTTACTGTTTACATGCAATATAAACTCGCCAAACAATACATCTCTAAAATAACACCTGAGCCAGAAGCTTGGTATCAAGACGAGCCTACAAACCCAAGCGAACCTGCTAACGCTTGGTTTTGTAACGTGCTTGCAACTACACCTCATAGAATAGATTTAACCAGTTTAGGTTTGAGTAAACAGGCTGTTGCGGCCTTAAATAAAGTACACAACAACCGCCACCATAATTATATTGCTGCCGACATAGTAGCCAGCAAGCGTGCCAGAAGTATTCAGGCGAGTTTTGTTAGACAAACTGAGGAAACGCTAAAAGCAGCAGAGGCGGCAAAAGCAAAGCGTGTTGAGCTATTTGAGCGTGACCGTTCACAAACAGAATTAGACGCTGAAAAAGTGATTGCAAAACAAGCTGGCGGTTTGGTAACTAGCAGTGCAATGGCCCTAGTTAATGCCTTGGGCGACCAAGCTGAGATTGACTTTGTATATGACTGTTTAAGCAAAGTACCAAAGCCACTACAGCTACGTTTTGCTAAGCGTTTTATAGTTAAATATGACTCATCGCTTGAGAACCTAGCAAGCGCTGGTAAGGATGAGCTACTAGAGATCAGTAAGCGGTTATATGAGTTTGGTAAGCACACGCAACAGGGCGTGCCAGAAGATTTTAAAAACCACTTAAAATGCCAATACCAAGCCAATGCTTGGCTTAGACGTGCTGTAAACACCCTTAAGCCCCGCCTAAAAACACTCAAGAAGATAACAGACAGCATGCCGCTGCCTTGGCACATTTTAGCCAATGCAGAAAAAACCAAGAAGCACGCCAGCGAACTCGCGGCCAAAGTGACTGAAGTATTAACCGACTTAGCCGCTGAGCAATCAAACTGGGGTATGGTTGATTTTTATAACGCCATTGCTGACTTTACTGAGCAGTATGGCGTTACGTTACCTTTTGAGGAAAAAGGCGAGTATTTAACAGAGCCAGACGCCGAAATTGCACTATTAAAAGCTCAGTGTCACAAGTGGTGGGCGCGCAAATTAAAAACTATTAGGCGCCGCTATCTAGAGCATTTAGAGATCGCTACTGGCGAGGTGGGCCGTGACCTATTTACCACACATAACAAAAAGACAGGCTCGGTCACCAAAAGAAAGGGGATTAATGCTTATTGCTCTAAACAGGCGCTTAAAGAGTACCAAGCAGACCGTGAAAGGGGTAGGCGATACCTAGAAAGCCTAGAGCTAGTAAATGAGCATAACGATGTAATTTCGTTGATGAAAGCCGTTGAAGCGGGTGTGGCTAACCCAGAAAACATGCGTAATGAATTAATGCTACGGATCCGCGAGACTGAAGAGCTTGCGGACGAAATGGGCTATGTAGGCGGGTTTTTTAACATTACAACCCCGAGCCGGTTCCATGCGAACTCTCCTAAATGGGACGGCTCAACACCGAAAGAAGCAAGCAATTACCTCAATAAACTGTACTCACAAGCACGGGCTAAGCTGGACCGCGAAGAAATCCCATATTTTGGTATTCGTGTTGCTGAGCCACATGCCGACGGTTGTACTCATTGGCATATGCTGCTGTGGATGCCTGAGCGTTATTACCATCAAGTTAATCATATCCTGCGCAGATACTTTACCAAAGACGATAGAGAGGTCTTTTTTGAACGGTTCAAAAAGCGTAAATCACTGCGTGCTAGGTATGTTCGCGCTCGTAGAATATGGGGCCTCAATAAAAAGCGCAAAGTATATACCCGAGAACCCAAAAAGGATTACACCCCAAGCGGCCCTCGCTATACGGCTATTAGAATGGAACCACCAAAGGTTGATAAAGATGGCAACAAAACAGGTGGTGCGGCGGCTTATATCGCAAAATATGTAAGCAAGAACATAGACGGGTTTGCTTTAGCCAACGAATACGACGCGGAAACCGGTGAAAAGCTCGTTAAGGCTGTTAACCCGGTAAAAGCATGGGCGAGTACGTGGGGCATTCGCCAATTTCAATTTCAAAAATCCCCCTCAATTACCATCTGGCGTGAGCTGCGCAGGGTGCGTGAAGAAGTTAAAGGCAATGAAGAACTAGAGCAAGTGCGTAAAGCTGCTGATGGAGGTGACTTTAAGGCATTTGTTACCCTAATGGGTGGTTTTGGCATTGGCCGCGAGGCACGGTTTAAACCTGCCTATCAACACACTGAGTTTGGCAATGCGTATTCAGAGTGTACAAAGCGGCTTAAAGGCGTGGTTGATGAACAAAGTAGATGCACGCTAATAACTCGGGTACACACCTGGGACAAGCAACCAATTGGCACTGCCGCAGCCAATGACAACACCTATGATGCGAGTATGCACGATGCCAACAACGTCGGCGCAGCCGACCTATCTTGGACTAGTGGGAATAATTGTACGCCTTGCCCTACGGGGCATAGAGACGGATTATTGCTAGATATGATCGGATATACAGAAAAAGAGATCGCAGAGTTTAAAAAGGATCTGACGGACGGTAAAAAGGTGCATCATAATGGCCGAGTCTACGTAATTCGGGGAGGTCAATTGCTCGTTATGGATGAAAAAGACCAGAAAAAAGCGATCAAACATGACTATGTGGTTCACGTAGCGCAAACGCTTGCCCAAAAACAAGCTGAAGAACGCAGGAACGAAGTTGTAAACGGCCTAGCGTATTGGGATGTCTTAGAAGATGATCAGCTCAAAGCGTTAGAAGAAGACGGAACCGTGATGGCTCATGGGCGGGTGTTCTATAAAGAGGGTGATAAGTTGCGTTCGTTTAAACAACTAGACTTTAGCGATATGGACCGAGCAATTGCAGCTACACCAGAAAAGGATCATTGGCGTGAGGCGAGAGAAATAGTTGATTTGGCATTCAGCTTGGCAGAAGCCGAACAGCGGCGTTTGCCGTCGAACTGCAGATATAAGAAGAAGTTGCAGTTAGTTGGAGATATGGAACTAGCCAGGTTGATAGTTAGTGGACTAGCCACTGATATCAACGCGAATGATTGGTGGGATATTGGGTTTAGTATGGCATGATAAGAAGTAGTTGGTTGATTCGCTAGTGTTACATCAATTATAAGGACACTTATAATTATTTTTGATATTGTTGGCTTTAATATTTATAGGGAAAATGATACATGTTGTTTGATTACAAACCTAACTTAATTCATGAACACACAGCTATCAACACCGTCGCTGATAGCTTAGAAGAAGCCTGCGAAAATCTAATAAACAATAATGATAAAAAATACATTAATGACTTTGATGTGAATATTGGTACTGTAGTATCTTGTTTATCTAGTTCACATAAACTTGACTACGTGCGCGCGATTAAAAATAAAGATGGTCAGCGCTTAAAGATAAACGCAGTCTACAAAAGAGTTCTGAAAAAAGAGCATAAAGATGCTATTCAGCAATACCAAAGTGCCAGAAGTGTCAAACAGGATAAACGGGACAAACAGAATAAGCAGGACAAAGAAGAATCTTGGAGGCCCTATCAAATTATTAACTATTACTTGACAAGTCCTGGTAAGCTAAGCTCTGAGCAAAAAGAAGAAGGTAAAATTGCCGCTGAAAATCTAGCAAACGCATTTGATTTGGTGAAATCGGAAACAACGCTAAAAGTAGGACAGCGGCTTTATCGAGGGCTTACTCTTACCCGAGAGGAGCTGGATAAGTATATTGAAGCAGAAGAAAAAGACCAGCCTTTAAAGGTTAAGCAGTTTCAATCAACTTCTTTAAGTGAAAGTATAGCTCAGTCTTTTGCTGCATTATCGTATGTGAAAAAGCTACGAAATGATATCAAAGTGGCAGATAACCTCGTCAATTTAGTGTTAGTTATGACTAATAGGCGTAAGGAGCTGCCATTTTTGATTCCTGATATTCTAAGAAAACCCCATCACAACCAAGGTCAAATGGAAATTTTACTACCTAATGGGTTGGAGTTAAGGCCTACTCATTTTGAATTAAAAAATTTTCGTGCTAGGATTTACGTAGATATAGTTTAGTTAGGAGGGCATGAATTTATGGATAGGCAACCACCTTCACAGTTAGTGGAAAAATTTGATTCTGAGAAACAGGGAAATGACCGAGAAATCAGCAGTGACTCTGAATCGACAGGCCTTTCTTTGGATGATATCTCCCAACCATTAATGCCTATCTGTTTCTCAGATTATAATCCTCCTGAACTATTGGTAGTCCACAGCCTCGGCAAATACCGTTATGATCATGGCGAAGAGACATTGGAATTCAAAGATTCAACCTCAACTGAAAATACTAAAGCTTCTAATAGTACTTTTGATGGCACTATAAATGACCTAATTTATACACCGGCACATGATGAGAGTGAAATTGTTAAATGCATATCAACTATGCATGATATGATGGTCATGCAGCTCAGCAAAACCATTTATGAAGATAGCCTAGTATCCATTGCAAGAATGCAAGCCGATAATTTATTTTATGAGAAAAAAAGGTTTTCACAAGCGCTTCGAAGGAATCTTGCGGCGCTAGAACAATTGGATGCTGAGATATCTCCTTTTGATGACTGGCTATAGGCAGTGAAGGTGTGTAGTTCGTCTTGTCACATGAATTAGGTGAAAGGGAACTAGTCACGGTTGAACCGCGATTAGTCAATATACTCAAAGATATTAATTTGTAATTTGAAAGTATTGAGAACGGCTAAGGCATTGGTTAAAGCCCAAGCAATTCCAGCTGCTGATCTCTTGGAAGATTCTTAATAAGCCCTGCTGCAATTTGCGCTGTGCTTTTGCACGGGGGATTGATGAAATGATCAAATGATTGTGTCACTCGAAATGTGGCACCACACTCACGAGTATTACTGCAAGAACAATACAGCGTTACAACGTGTGCGCTTTGTTTATCACGAGACGTGACGATAGCTTTAGCCTCACAGTTAGGACACGTTACTCTAGCCACCAAAACCCCACTTCAAAACAATTAAGATACTGTGATTCTATACAGTATTAAATACTTCTGCAAATATCACCCAGAAATGAGAGCGAGAAAGCAAAAGAGCGAAAAATTCACTCCTCCTCGCCTTCCGCTTTTGCACAAAAAATGCGTCAAATTGACAAGCCTAGTGACAACCACGTTAGAGCTAAGCTAAGTAAATAAAGGATCTAGCGATTTTCTTAATAGGATCTGATTGTCAAAGTTGTGACACGCTTTGACATGAAAGTGACAACAATATCGCAAAAATCATTGTAAAAATTGAAAATCAAAATAAACTAAAATAATTATGACTTAACTCATAACTATTTTATGAAATACCTTTTTAAAGGCATGCAGAGCCAAGAGCGTTTTGAATTGCTTTTATCTCTTACTCGAATTCAAAGTGAAAGTGTTATCAATGCGCTCAGCGATTATTTGGTAAGAGGGATTGATAAGAAAGCTTCAGCTGCTATCAATGGCGTCGAAGTTTCAAACCTTTCTGCAGCTATCAGCAAGCTAGAAGAAAAAGCAGCTGTTATTGAAAGGATAAAAGAGTTAGATTTGCCTAGTAAGCTTGAATAAAGAGTTAATAGGTATAACGATTGAACATAAAAGGAGTAAGCAATGCCGATGTTAAATTTTATTGAGTATATTCTGGAAAGTGAAGGTGTATATAAACATTCTGAGCCAACGCAAACTTCAGTGACGATACATCATTACAGGCATAGTAACGAAGGTGTTTATGTAAACTTCAACTTAATTATTGATGAAGTTTGTTTTGACCCAACCGAGGAAGACAAAGAATTGTTTCGAGCTTTTCAAAACGATGAATCACTTGATGAGAGGTTGAGTCAATTTGCTGGCCGTATAAGGTGCGCTGTTCAAGAATACAAGAATAAAGCGAAAGAAACTACGGGAAACCAAGAAGGCACAACTTTCAAGTTAACAAGCGATCTGAGATTAGAGAAAGAGCCATCCTAAACTCACGAATATGATACGACAATAATTAGCTCGGGAACGCGCTACAACTTTATTATTAAAATAAGTAAATACTAACTTTTTTGGTGTAAGTATTATTTCTATGTTTAGTATTGGGAGTCCGACAATTTTGTGGACTCCTAACATGTTTGAACTAATTATAATTACCATTAAAACAATTGAACACTTAGTACTATTTAGACACGCCTTTTATCTTTTCTACTGTTCGCAGCCCTGCGAGACCAAGCATACCAAGGGTAAGTTCCATCATTACATCAAGCGGAAGAGCTGGCGAACCTACTTCAGGCCAAAGCCACTGAAGAATAGGGTTAATGACAAACGCAAATAGAAATCCTAGCCCACATACCCACATCAAAAATGGCCTAGCACCCGCAACAAATATGCTGCGGTGTGCTGCCTGAACTGCATTGATTTTTGTTTGTGCTAATTGTGGCTTTTGTAAAAGTCGGAGCTTTAAAGCTTCAAGCTTGAGCTCTTCCTCATCAGACGTAAATAGTTCATCTAGAACATCGCCTATCGCGCTTACGGGTTCTGCCGTTCCAACGCTAAAGATTTTTGATAGCAAACCCATTACTTTCTCCTTAATTGGTTTATGACTTTCAGCGGATCCTTGCTAAATCGCTGACCTAAATTATTTAACCCATTGAATAGATGGGGAGCTAAATATGCTCCTACACCAATAAAGCCTGGTCGAGCGCTTTCGGCCACTTGCCAGAAATCGCAAAAGCTCGATACCAAATAAGCCGCAAGCAATGCCATTAGCGCATTAAAAAAATAACGTGCAAAGGTAAAAGCATGCGGGCTCAAATAAAGTTGTATTGCGGCAGCGACCATGCTGATCACCACAAACTGAAAAATGTGTTTTAGATATTCCATATCTATCATGCGGCCTTGTCCTTGTTAGGGTATAAATCGGAGTATTCCGGAATGTCAAAAGCAATGTGCAAATGGGCTGGTAAGTAGCGATTAATGCCTGCCATCGTTTGTTGAAGAGGCACTACTTCATTGTTGTAATACGCTCGAGTGATTTTATCCAAATCACCAAAGCCTGGGCTATCGCCGGAGCTTTGGCCGCTTAATGCTTCTTGCGCACGGTGCATGCTCAGCATGTCATTAAGTGTGATTTTTTTAATTCGCTCAAATTCATCCTTTGTAGAGATATCACCAACAGGTGTGATCTTAATAGACTTCTCAGCGTCGGCTTTATTACTCCTAAAGTTGAAGAACAAACTTCTAAAGTTACCCACGCCCTTACTGTCTTTAATTGCATCTTTGAGCTTGGCTTCATCATCAGTACTTAAATTAGGATCGGCCATACTAAATATAAAACCCATGTGTGCGCCGTTCTTGTAATAACGGCGCCTAAATAGTGTTGCGTCCTCATTGAGTAGGGCGCTTTGAATACCGCCGTAATACTCAGGTATGCCGTAAATTCCTTGGGCTGGGTCGTATTCCTTTACATGTAATATTTCACCTGCTTTAAAGCGAATGGGTTCTAAGTAGTTATTACTGAGCTGCGCATATACCCCGCGCTCAGTTGTGTATCGCATAGTTAGTGCAGGCAGGTGGCGCAACCGGATTATTTGACCGAATGGGTTTTTGATGATCTGCAGGTACGCGTTACCAGACCACAAATAATCATAAGCGAATTTTTTAAATGCTTCGTTGCTAAGCACTGAGTTGGGTTTAAACCACTTTAAAATCATGTTGCGCTTAAAGCCTAAAATAGGCCCATGCTGGGCATTAACTCGCAACAACTTTACCAGCCCATGTAAACTAACGGGTGGTGCGTAAATGCCGTTACTGTCTGCAAATACTCCGGTGTAATCGGTCAACCGGTTATCTAAACAAGGTTCGGGATCTCCAAAACTAAATACATCGCTCATTGCCGTATAGTTTGGCGTCTCGCCGCTTTTTACATTAATCCTTGGCTTATCCATTAAGCTGCTATCCCTACAGATGTTTGACGGCCCATTGTGTTACCGTCTAAAGGTTCAAATTTCATGGCGTGCATAATTGCCCATGCAATATCGGCATGGCCCGTTGTTTCAGTGCGGTTTGTGGCGTAGGTGATTTGGTCGCCAACTACCTTGCGGCGAATGTTGATAAATGAGCTAGCAATGTTTACCGCATCTTTATCAAACTCAAAGCGGCGATTTTTAATCACGTTAAGCGCTTTAATTACCATTTGGTTTTTAATGATCGGGTTGTAGTGTATTGGCTCAGCATTCGGGAAGAACGCGGTTATTAGTTCCCAAACGCCATAACCCATACCCGTGGTGTCAACTCCGATATGCTGCACATTGTATTTGTGCGTGAGCTCTTCTATTTCGCGTGCCATTGCCTCAAAATCGTTACCGCTCAAATCAAGCGCTTCTAGCAACCTAAATTTCTCGCCTGGTTTCATAGGTAGGCTCAACACTGCAACACAGGCTTTATCTCCAAATCGGGCAGGGTCAAAGCCAATCACCACAGGCTTTAAGCCAAATGGGCGCTCGTACTCATCGTCAAAATCATCCCATTTTGTTGAGTCGCCCACGCAGGCCATCAGTTGTTTTAAGTTAAATGCCGAGTGTGCATCGTCGATAAATTTACACATAAACAAGTTGTCGAACTCGTCTTGTGAGTATTCGTTTTCAAGTACCTCAATATCAATGCGGTCAAAGCCAGAATTAACCACATCATGCACGTTAAGCATTTGCCGCCAAATGCCGTCTTCACACAAGCGACCATCTTTTAGCGCTTTATGACTACAATCAATTGCAAACTCGGGGTCGTTACAGGCTTTGGTTTTTCGATACCATTTACCATTCCAATGGTCATAGGCTTCGTGGCTGGTAACTGAAGGCGTACTAAAGTAAGTGATCCTCAAATGCTTGTGAGTTGCCATTGCCTGGGCAAGGCCACGAAGAGTTTTGTATTTTGGTATCCAAAACACTTCATCTATATATAAGTCGCCGCTTTCTGATTGTGCCGTTCTTGCATTGGTTGATTTGAAAATAAGCTTAACTGTTTTGCCACCTTTGAGCGTTAGCACCATAGGTGAGCCAGTGAGCTCAATATTAAAGTGCTCTCGAACAAGTGCGATAATATTGGCTTTGAATACTTCTGCTTGGTCGCGCGATGCAGATATAAAAATTTTATTGCGGCCATTTACAACGGCATCATAAAACGCTTCGAATGCAAAATAGAATGTTGCCCCAATTTGGCGCGGCTTTAATATAAATCGGCTTCGGTGGTCTTGGTTCTCAAACCAATGTAGTTGGTGCGGATAGAGTAACTTTTCTTTTAGTTCGTCGAGCATTTCAACCGTGATGGCTGAGCAGTCGTTTTTCTTTTTCTTCTTCTTTTTGCTACCGCCTGCGGAGCTATTACCTTCTGGTTGCCCGTCGTTGGATGCTCGTTGTTTAGGTGCCGGTGCAAGTTTACTTTTGTTTAGTGCACAGAGCTGGCGAGTGCAAAACTCTAGCTCTTTATAATCAGCTTCGGTCTTTTCAGGTTTGTCGGTTAGGATATTAATACGGCGGCTAAATGCCATTTCAGCATTGTAACTCGGGCACATATCTGCCCATTTACCATCATCAGCCCAGCGGCGAATACTGCGCGCACTCGGCATGTTTGGCAAATCTGCTATTTCGTCAAACGTGTAGCCTTGTACCACATATAAGTCTTGCGCTTGTTTGCGTACCTCTGGCCCGTACTTTGGTTGCATCCTGCACCATAATCCATCCTTTAATTCGTACAGTTTAAGGGCTAAAAGTAGCTAAATCGTCCAATTAAAATCCTAGCGATTCCTAAACGCTAAATATAGGAATTTCAAAAAGTTAAACCATTAGAATTAATCATTTATTGTGTGCAAACTTGGCCTAACTTAATAACGCAACGCATTAAACAGGTTAATCAATGCCAGGTCAATTACGCACAATACCGCTTGCTATTGCAGCTGCTGGTTTAACAGTAGACGGGCGAGAAATCGAAGAGCAAGACATTAACGATATTGTTGAGACGTACAATCCTAAAAAGTATGGCGCCCGCATCAATATCGACCATTATGCAGATTGGTCTGGCTGGAAAGCCGAAGCGCTTTCATCGGTTAAGCTTACTGGCGGTATGCTAGGCGATGTGATTGAGGTGAGCACCGGCACTAACGAAGATGGCGTGCAAGTTTTAAACGCGGTTCTAGCGCCAAATGCTAGCTTTGTGCAACTAAACCAAGCCGATCAACACGTTTATTTTTCTATTGAAATTGAACGCAATTTTATGGGCACTGGAAAAACCTACCTTACAGGTTTAGCCGTCACTGATTACCCAGCAAGCACCTACACATCAAGAGCCAAATTTAATAAGGGCGCAGATAACACGGACGTTTCTTTTTTACGCGCAGACCTTGGCCTACATAACCAAAGTTCAAAGCCAGCTAAAAAACCATTTTTTAGAAACCTATTCAGCAAGGAAGATGACCCCATGCCATTAACAAAAGAAGACAAAGCCGAAATTGGTAACGCAGTTGCCGAGGCGCTTACCCCTGTATTTACTCAGCTTACGTCGAGTATCAAAGAGTTTGATAAAAATAATGAGCAGGAAGCTCAGGGCCAACAGGATGAAGGCCAAGGCAATGATGCCACAAACCTAGAGCTGACGGAGCAGCTCACCCAGCTAAACAAAAAGCTCGATGAGCAAGAAGAGAAGTTCAAGGCGCTTGAAAACAAGTTTACTGAACTCTCAAGTACGGAAGCCGCAGGGACTACCGAAGCCGACGACGAGCATATCGGCGACGACGGTAAACACGCAAACTTACTGTAAGGAAACAGAATATGCGCACAAGAACTACTCAACTATTTACTGCCATTTGCGTTGCACTTTCAAGCAACTACGGTGTTGCAAGTGTGTCTGAAAACTTTGCGGTAGCGCCAACACTTGAACAAACACTGTATGACCAAGTTTATGAATCAGCTGAATTTTTAAATCGAATTAACCATGCAATGGTTGATGACATCGCTGGTGAATCTGTGTTCATGAGCTCAGGTGCTGGGGTTACGGGTCGCGCTGGTGTAGAGACAGATGACACCAAAGAACGTAAAACCAAAGACGTATCAGCACTAAAAAAGCGTGAGTATCGTTGCCACCCAGAGGAAGTCGATGTGCATTTGCGTTGGGTGACAATGGATGCCTGGTCTAAGTTCCCGGACTTTCATGAGCGTTATCGTAAGCATGTTCGCCAGCAAAAAGCACTCGATATCATCAAAATTGGTTGGTATGGAACCCATGTTGCCGAAAGTACAAATCTGACCGAATACCCCATGATGCAAGACGTCAACATTGGTTGGTTGCAATTGGTTCGCCGTGATGCACCAGAAAGAGTAATTAAAGATGGTGGTACTGAAGATACACCAAGAGTCGATGAAATTCGAATTGGTGAAGGCGGTGATTACGATAACCTAGATTGCGCAGTGCACGACCTAATTCAAGGGATCCCACTTCATAAGCGGGTAGGGCTAGTCGCCATTATTGGTGATGAGCTTATTGCCAAAGATAAGGCCAAGCACTACGCCAAAAATGCACACACCCCAAGCGAAAAAGGCAAAGTAGAAATGGCCCAGACCATTAATACGTATGGCGGCTTATCAAGCTTTCAGGTGTCTTTCTTCCCACCGCGCGGCATTTTGGTCACGAGCTTTGACAATTTAACTCATTACATTCAGTCGGGCTCAATTCGCATGAGCATTGAAAGCAATGCTAAGAAAAAGCGAGTGGAAGATTACGAGTCGCGTAACGCCTGTTATTACGTTGAAGACTTAGAAAAAATCGCCTTCATCGAATCTGACTCAGTAAAAATTGATAAAGATGCAGAAGGTAACTGGTCTTAATTTCCTTTGAGGTAGAGCTTCGCCGCTTGGCAGTTTGCAAGCGGCGTTTTTTAGAGAGTGTTTTTATATGAGCTTAGTCAAACGAGCGTTAGCCAAAGCAAAAGGCGGAGTGCCAACAAGCATTAAAAGTAGTGCGCCAGCAACAAGCAAAGCGCAAAACCGCAAAAGTGAGCATACCGAGTACGCGTTTTTTAAAGCGGCCATTGACTCAGACTTGGCTCAGCTAAAAATATTCGGCGATATTAGCGACAAAGCTGACTATAAAGCCAAAGCAATCGAGAAGAACGATTATATAGGTTACTTAAACCAATACCGGTTAAGTGGTGACAATCATCCAAACCTAGTTTTAGCTTGGGTTTTTATTTGGCTAGTCGACTTAAAGCGCTGGTCACAGGCCATTGATTTACTGCCATTGCTGATCGAGCAAAAGCAACCGCTACCAAAACAGTTTAACACCAAGCACTGGCCGACCTTTTTAATCGATCAGCTGTACGACGATGCCAACTGGTACTTACAAAATAGCTGCACAGTAGATGAATTGGCGAGCATGGCATTTACACTCCAGCGAGTTATTTATGCCACTCGCAATCAAGACTGGACTGGAAGCGAAATCGCGGGCGGTAAGTTCTATGCCATTGCTACCAAAATAGAGGCCACGTTGCATAACAATGGTAATGCCATTCGGTTTGGCAAGATTGCACAACAGATTAATGAGAAAGCGGGTGTAAAAACACTCGTCGAAAAGCTAGAAAAAAACTTGAAATAGCTCCAACGCCAGTGGGCAACTTAGCGTAACCAGTTAACAGTATTTGATTGGCTGCTTACGTCTAAGTGGCGCCCACACAAATTTACGGGGGTGGTGATGAACTTAAGTGGAATGCCAAAAGCAGATTTGCAAATTGATGATCAGGTTGTCCCAGGCGATGGTTATTACCCTGATTTAAGTACTGCTTATTTTATTGAGCATTATGCCGTTGTCGGTGAATACGCCAATAAAAGCGAATTACTGGTTGAAAAGCTAAAACTTGCTCAAGCCGAAGTCAATCAGGAGCTGATGCAAATAGTACTAACAAATGCTGAAGCACTGCACCCACAGCAAGAGCTGTTCTACAAAAATGCTGTTTACAGCAAGGCCAAAGCCAACTTGCTAGTGAGTAAACTGGGTAGCACGCACCGCGATAATGCAACAGCGCAATCACAAGCCGCCATTGATAATTACGAATATTGGCAAAGTGAATGCGTCAATGCTCTGAGACTATTGCAGGCGCTCAGCCCCAACTTATCTGTGGAACTACTATGAGCCAGAGCAAAATAGCACAACTTAAACAGCACTTAGTAAGTGCTGTTTACCAAGGTCATAAATTAGCCCTTGATACCCAGTTTGATTGCTGGATAGAAGGTGGTCGCATCGAACAAAGCAGTAAAACAGTAAATGGCAACGGCTTATTGGCCGCAAGGTTTTATTACTCAGGGGTTATTAGCATAAACCCCTGTGCTGCACCGGCTGCATTGATATGTGCGTTTGCATCGTTTTGGTTGCAAAACAATGGCGGTAAGTATGACAGCACTGGCATTGAATTTAGCGCTGACGTTAATGACGACAATAGCAACGAAGTTGAACTAACGATTGAGCAGCTTTGTGAGGATATTGAGCTTATTCAAACCGACAATGGCCCGTTTGAATTAAATGGTAAGCGTTATGACTTTGGTGAGCAAAGCCTTTGGATAGCTGAAGCATTCACACTGCATGGTGAAGTAAGCCGTGCTTAACGTCAAATTTGACGAAGGCCAAAGCAAAGAACAATTAGCGTTTTTACAGCTCAAGCCAAATAAAAGACGTAACTTGTTACGGGGTGCGATAAGAGCCGCGAACCGCAATAGTAAAGGGCGAATAACCCAACAAAAAGATTTAACAGGTAAAGCGTGGAAAGGCCGAGCTAACGGTCGCAAGAAAAAAATGCTTACCAAGCTAAAGCGTCGAATGAAAGTGCGCTACGGACCAAATAACGCCAGCGTTTATTTTAAAGATACACGTACTGGCAAAATAGCCAGAGCGCAGCAAGAGGGAATAAGCATTACTGCGCAAGCGCCAAAAGACAATGGTGAGCAGCGCAAGGACGGTTTGGCAACGCGCAACCAAGCAAGAGCATTAATTGCCGCCGGTTACAAAATACCACGCGGAAGAGGCAAAGGCACAAAGCGCGCAAGTATTGTGTGGATCACAGAGCATTTAAGTAAGACCCAAGCAGGTTTTTTGCTCCGAGAGTTAAAGGGCAGCTCAGGTAAGAGCAAATGGCAAATTGACTTGCCGGCCCGCTCGTTTTTAGGTCAAACACAGGCCGAAGAAAAAGAGCAACTCAATTTTATATTAAACAAAGCTATGCAAGTAGCGTAGCGCAAATAAGGAACGACCATGGCACAAGGAAAAGTATCCGTTGCCGCCATTCAAACTGGTAGTGGCGCTACGAAAGAAGTGGAACGCACGGCTCTGTTTATCGGACAAGCACCTGCAAACATTGGCAGCATTTTACCCATCAATGCTCAAAGTGATTTCGATGATCTATTCGGTGGTGATGACTCACCATTAAAAACGCAGATTGCTGCCTGGCAGCGTAACGGTGATGAGCTAGTGAGTGGGTATGCAATTCCACACGGTGCTGGCGATGATGTTATGGCGCTCATTGATAAAGCAATGGATCAAGATGTGAGCCCTGAAATCATTGTGATCTGCACGCCAGTCACAGGCAAAGCTGAAATTGAGAGCTATCAAGCTAAGGCACTAGAGATCTTATCAAGTTTGGCTAGACGGGTTCGATTTCTAATTGCGGCGCCAGGTTTATCTGATGGTCAAAATTGGTCGGATTTAGTTACGGCGTTACAGCCGTTAACAAATGGTATCGTTGGCGATAGAGTGGCCGTTGTTCCTCTGCTATTCGGTGATGAGTTGGGTGCGGTAACAGGTCGATTATGCAAGCGAGCAGTGACGATTGCTGACAGCCCTATGCGAGTACTAACTGGTGCAATGTCACTCATGCCATTGCCGGAAGATGCCGCGGGTAATCCACTAACTAACGCAACTACATCTGCACTGGATGCGCTCCGCTTCAGCTGTACGCAATTTTATCCAGATTTTGACGGCGTATATTTTGGCGACGTTAACATGCTAGATGCTGAAGGTGGTGATTTTCAGCAAATCGAAACAGGCCGCATTGTTGATAAAGCCGCACGCGCCGTGCGCATCATTGCAATTCAGCAGATTAAAAACCGCCGACTAAACAACAGCACAACAGGCATTGAATTTGGGAAACGCACGTTGGCTAAGCCACTGCGCGATATGAGCAAGTCAGTAAACATTGGTGCAGATAAGTTCCCTGGTTTAATCGACACGCCGAAAGACGACAGTATCAATCTAACGTTTATGGACGAGCGAACCTTACAAGTCGTGCTGAAGGTAAAGCCGATTGACTCCCCGAGCACCATTATCGTTGGGATTATGTTAGACCGAGAAGTGTAAGGAGCGCACATGCAAAAGGTACTAGGTGGTAAGGACTTTGATATCTTTATTGGTAATTCAATGGTCCATGTTATGGAAGCCACGGTAAAAATCACGGATGGCCGAAAGGTTAAAAAGGTTCGCGGTATACCAAAAGGCTTTATTGATGGTGATGTTGAAGGTGAAGTCACGTTAAAACTTGACCATGAGAACTGGTTGATATTGCAAGCTCAAGCGGAAAAAGCTGGTAGCTGGAAAGCGATTGAACCTTTCGACGTTGCGTTTAACGCCGAAGTAGCGGCGGGTAAAAAGAACGTTGAGGCGTTCGGGTGTTTACCGCAATTAGAAGAGATTTTAAACATCAAGGCCGATGGTGGTGAAGAAGACACCACGACAATTAAATGCCCAATCACAAGCCCTGATTTTGTGAAAATCAACGGTGTGCCTTATCTAACTGACGATGAAGTAAGGGATCTGTGATGACAAAAGCCATTCGAAACTTAAACCCAGATATGTTGATAAACACCATGCGTGCATGTGGCCATCGTATATTTGAGGGAGAATTAAACCTCAATATCATCGGTGTTCGTCACAGTAATACACGAGCAAATACATTTAATGATGCGATCTGCGTGCTGTACCAACAAGGTGGCGAATGGCAACTAAAGCAGTATAAAGCAACAACTGATGCGGGACTTTACTGGCGAAAACATCCAATGAATGTAGACGGTACAGCCGTGCTTATCGCTGGGCAACACCTAAGTCTTTGGACGCTTGGCTATCACCAAGGCAAGTACCGCGCACTTGTTCAACATAAACCAGTAGTTGTCTTACGGGATAACAACAAAGACGACGAGTTGGACACCAATACCACGCCTCATGCAGAACTACAGCAAGGCTACTTTGGCATTAATTGTCATCGAGCGAGTGCAACAACGACGTCCACCCAAGTGGATAAGTGGTCTGCGGGCTGTCAAGTAATTGCAAATCCAAATGACTTTGACGAGTTTATTGAGCTTTGCGAATTATCAGCTCAAAAATGGGGCACATATTTTAGTTATACACTGCTAGACCAAGCAGATTTAAAAGAGAGTAATGACAATGTCACTAGCTAAAACAATCATCATCGAGACAGACACTACAGAGTTCAAGTTTAATATTGATACTCCAGCATACAACAAGTACATCAATGCACTAACTCCAATCAATAAAATTCAGCCGGCGACGAATTTTTTGATGTCGACAGTAGATGAATCACAAGCAAAAACACTAAAAGATCTGCTACAGCAACCAGCGGCGGCATTGCATATGGCAAGTGCGATTGTGGAGGATTTTCAGCCGGAGTTTAACTTTACCGTAAAAAAATCGAAGAGCGCGCCAAGCAAATAAAGACAAACCGAATTGATCAGTTACTGGCATACCATGCTCGATACTTTGGGGCTATGCCAGTAACGGATGAGAGCTTAGCCCAAGCGCTCTTTTTAGAGAATCAGCAAAATGAATTGTTAGCCACTGCCGTAAATAACGGTATATGTATGGCGTTAAATGGCGATGATTAAATGAGCTCACTCAGTAAATTAGACAAACTGATGTATTCCATAGGTGTGGTAGACAAAGTCACTGGGCCCGTGAATAAAATCATGGCTAAGATTAATCAGATGAGTGAGCAAACCGCAGCTGCGAAAGAGCAGATGACGGGTGGATTAATGAGTGCAGCTGGCGGCGCGATGATGCTTGTCGGTTCTCTCAATCCTGCAATAGATGCACAGGCCGCGCTCGGTGAAGTCAGTTCACTCAAAGTAAGTAATGAGGCGTTAACTCAACTCAATAATACTGCCATGAATTTTGTAAGTAACTATGGCGGCAATTCAGCGGAAGTGATCCGCAGCTCTTATGATATCCAATCTGCAATCGCAGGGCTTAATGGTAAAGAGTTGTCACAGTTTACCAACTCATCAGCTATTCTCGCGAAAGGCACAAAGTCACATGCCGCTACTACAACAGATTATTTCGGCACTATGTATGGTATTTACCAAGATACTGCAAAAGAGGTTGGTAAGTCTGAGTGGATACAAATGCTCACAGGTCAAACTGCTGCAAGTGTGCGTATGTTCAAAACCACTGGTAGTGAAATGGCGGGGGCGTTCTCAAGTCTAGGCGCAAGCGCAAACTCGCACGGTATTGAAATGAATGAGTCAATGGCAGTGCTAGGTCAGCTGCAAGCAACAATGTCAGGGTCTGAAGCTGGTACAAAATATAAAGCATTTTTAACAGGAGTGGGGACCGCACAGCAAAAACTCGGCATTCAGTTGACAGATTCTCAAGGCAAGTTGTTACCAATGGTACAAGTGATTGAACGTCTAAAAGGACGGTTTGGGGAGATAGATACCGTAGCTAAGACAGATGCATTAAAGAATGCATTTGGTAGTGATGAAGCCGTTGCAATGTTACAGCTTCTTATCCCTCAAACAGAGCAATTAGAATCCAATATTAATCAACTCGCTCAAATAAAAGACATGGGAGTTGCCGTTGAAATGGCTAATTCAATGAGCAGTTCGTGGGACCGTTTTGGCGGTTCAATGAATGCTGCAATAACTAGCCTCGGACAAGCAGTCTTACCTATTATTGAACCTATCGTCGATGGACTATCTGCCATATTGAGAGGCGTTGTTTGGTTAACGCAAACGTTTCCAACCCTAACTGGGATCATTGCTGCAGGTGTTGTGGCCTTTACTGCTTATGTCGTTGTTATGGGTGCATTTCATGCGGTGATGGGGCTGTATCGTATGACCATGCTATCTAGTATTGCGTTAACAAAAGCACATTTACTAATTACTAAGCTATGGCAAGCTGCACTGGTCGCTTTACGTATCGCAGGGTTGATTACCTTAGTTGCAAGTCTGGGGGCAGCTACAGTTGCGATGGGAGCATTAAATGCGGTAATGGTGGCAGGAAAGTTCGCTGCACTGCTATTTAGTGCGGCGCTTTGGGCTAATCCAATCACATGGATAGTAGCTGGAGTCGTGGCACTTATTGCAGCAATCGGTGCGCTTATCTATTACTGGGATGATTTAGTTGCTGCATTTAAAGACACAGCATGGGGGCAAGTGTTGATGAGTGTCTTTGACCGTGTCAAATCGTCATTTGATGGCTTAGCAGATAGCGTGGGTTGGATACTAGAAAAGCTAGGTCTGATTGATGATACCGAAGCAAAATTAAAAGTCGAACATACAAGTCAACCATTACAAGAGCAGCTCTTTAAAGCAAACCCCGAGCAAATGATGATAGCGCAGCGGGAGCTTGGTCAAACAACGATTACTCATCAGATCAGCAAAGCTGAATCAACCGCTGTACTTGGGCAGCTACAAAACACAATGTCAGGCGCTAATGCGGGTAGCAGTTACAGATCGTTTATAGAAAGTTTGCCATACGCTCAACAAAAGTTAGGTATTCAACTAAACGGTGACAAAGACACCGCACTTCCTATCGTTACCATTCTAGAGAGGCTACAAGAGAAATATGGTGAGATTGACTCGGCCAAAGAATACAGTGAGTTAACACAAGCGTTCGGTAGCGATGGAGCCTTAGTTGTAAAAACACTAATGCCGCAAGCGGATAAGCTAAGAAATAACATTGAACAACTTGCTGTAGGTAATAATAACAAAGCTGCTCATGTAAGCATGAGTGGCGTTACTCAATTGCCTATCTACAATTCAGATCAAAATATTACCAACTCAGCAATCAATAGCGCATTAGAAATAGAGAGACAAAAAAGCGAGCTTCAGCAACAGAATAACACCTACAAAGTGAAAACGCATAGGTCTGAGTTTTTACAAAGCTTAAGCAAGAACACAACAAACAACCAAGCAGTATCGACTGATAACTCGAAGCGCGTGATGATTGACTCTCTCACCATAAAGTCAGACAACGTGAAGAGAGATTTTGATGAGCTAATGGAGTTAGCTGGATGATACGTATAGACCTCAATATTGTTGATGGAGATATTCAGCTAGATAGCCTATTCAACCCGTCACAAATCAATGATCGTGATGTGGTTGCACAGGATATTAAGCACCGGATTATTGAAAGTAAAAAACTCCCTTTGCTAATTGGCCTTAGGAACAAAGACCACATTGCAAAAGTGCTCACTGAAATCGAACTGATTGTTGAACAAGACGATCGCTTAGTTCCTGGCACAATAAAAATCACACAATTGACTACAGGCCTTATCAATGTAGAGGCAGATACTCGGGATTACGGAAGGATTGAGCCTAATGGATTATAAAGCGCTTTTTGAAAAGGAGATGCGAGATGCTGGTATGTCAGTCTCCGTGGAAGATTTTTCAGCGCAGTTTGATGAGCACCTAAAAAGTGCGGGGTTTGTTGTAAATAACCAAAGTCCATACAGCCCATTTTTTAGATTACAAAAAGCGTTAGTTGCAGAGCCTGCCGCCCAACTGGTCAAACAGATGACTACTCATGTAATGCCAAACAGCTTTGTCATGTTGGCTCAAGCCGAGTGGTTAGACATTCAAGGTAATGCGCGTGATATTAAAAGACTCACGGCTGTGACTGCTAGAGGGCAGCTAAAAATAAGCCGTTTAGACGCATCACAAGAACTAGAGATCCCAGCAGGGACTATTGTAGAAAGCATTCCGCTTAAAGGAAAAGTATACCACCTCGTTACAGAGAGCGATTGTGTCTTAGCAATAGGCCAATCAACTGCCTCACTGACAGCTGTCGCTGAATCTCATGGTCATGAATACAATTTAAGTGCTGGCTATTATGTTCGTATTGTTGGCGAATATGATGGTGTAAATATCACAAATGACGACGACTGGTTGATCACAGCCGGGCAATACATAGAGAGCGATGAGAACTATCGATTGCGAATAAAAGCGGCGTTTGCACACCTGGGTAAATACCATGTGGATGACGTATACAAGAATATTATCGCAACAGCAGGTGGGATCCCCATGGAAAATATCGCCCTTGAAAAAGGCGCGCCACGAGGTCCAGGCACTGCAAATGCGTATGTTTATTTAACAGTAGGAACAATAAGCCAAGCGATTATAGACAGTATTAATAACCATATTGCTGCTGGTAATCATGGCTTGGCCGATGACATAAAAGTGTTTGCAATGCCAACTCAGTCATTTGATATGACAGTCACCTATGAGGCAAGCCGAGATATTAGCAGTGACATAAGTGTTTTTATCCGCTCTGTCTTTCGTGAGAACGCAGCTTACTCACCGACTAGAGTCATGCCAAACACCGAATTTAGTTTTAGTTTATTGACGGCAGAGTTACACAACACTTTTCCTGAGTTAACACGAGTATCGTTTAATCAAGCCAGCTTAAGCACAGGCTTTTGGTTGCCAAAGTTAAATGAACTGGTGGTGCAGCATGGCTAACCTACCAAGTTGGATATATGGCGATGATGCTAAGAGGCTAGCAAAGGCCACAGAGGACTTTTGGAACGAGCTCAATTCACAACTGCTATGGTGGAATACAATTCAACACAGCACAGACGCCAGCGAAAAAATATTAGATCTGCTTGCATGGGAAAGAGGTGTTAGCCGGCTATCAGATGAACCACTGAACATGTACGCACAGCGAGTTCAGCTAGCTCACGTAAATGCGGTTGATGCTGGCAGCGCCGCTGGGCTTGAAAGGATTTTCAGGCGTCTTGGAATATTAGCAGAAGTCAACGAAAGGGTAAGCGGATTTGACTGGGACCAAGTGCAAGTCTCAATGCTAGAAAAGAACTTCGCAGGGAGAGAGCGAATGATACTAGAGCTGATAGCGAGTTATGGCAAGACGTGCAGACGGTACGTGTTAAATGCAATGACAGCAATCACAACAGCAGAAGTATGTGGCTTGGTGTTGTACAACAAGGAGGTAGTTGGGTGAGCCAATTAAAAATTACAAGCGCAGGCATTGCATATAAAAATGATGTGTTTGCAGGAACAGAAACCCTCAATATAACTAAGATGGTTTTTGCTCATGTACCAGGATTAAATGCAGATTCACCGATTTTAAACGATAGTGTGCCGGCAAACATTGTACATAACCAACCTATTGATCGAGTCAGCAGCTTAGACGGTGACGCAGTCGTGATATCAAGCGTACTAGGTTATGACGTTGGCAACTTCACTTTTAACTGGTTTGGCGCGATAGCAAAAAAAGCTAATGGCACTGAAGTGCTGATTGCGATTGTACATACAAACGAGCAAACCAAGACGCGTACAGATGGAGCTAATACCGGTGACTATAGTGTTAAGTCAATAATTTGGAGAAGCCAGCAATTAGCAGGGGGTCTGAATGTAACATTGCCTACGTTACCTTGGCAGGTTAACGACAGAGTATTCGCAACAAAAAGTGATATCGAGAGTCTAGAGCAATATATAAAAAATGCTGGACTTGGCACTCAAATTAGCCACCAATCAGAGAACTTCTTTGACCGTACTTTTGAGTTTTGGCTTGGTGCTGGAGAATCTAAGCCATTTCCTGATTTACCAGATACCGCTTGCGATATTCTGATATTTGGCTTGACTGATGGAACTGTGTTGAGCACAAACTTTGTTGGCCGTTTTACAAAGTATGGTTCGACGTGGAGTGCAAATGCGATTTATGGTGATGCAAACATTTATAACCATCCATCAATAGATGTTGTTGACAACATGCCTATATTTGAAAATAAGCATGGTGCTAACTCATATAAATTTGCATTTAAATGTTGGATTGCGTGTCAGGACAGAGGTAATGCTAAGCCATTCGAATTTTTTGCCAATACTTACTCGACATATAACAAACCAAAACCAGCCGATATCAGCAATAAGCTTGATAGGTTAGAAAGATCTTTTATAGATACTAATGTTCAAGACTTAAAAATTAGAGATAAAAGAGCGTTAGTAGGCGCTATAGATAACCTCTATATCAATTATGGTACAGATTGGCAGCGGGTTTACGCTCAAGGTGACTGGAACTTTGGAGGTGATATCACCATCACCAAAAACAACCCATGGTTAACGCTAAAAAGCAATACAGAAGGAAGTGTTACTGATGAGCAAGCAGCAGGAATATCTATCGGTGAGTCAGGCCGCACAAATGCTGCGTCTCTGCACCTGACCTATATTGGCAATGGAAGTGCTTGGATTGGTATGGGTAATTTGGGAGATGATAGCATACCAGACAACTGGGCTATGCAGATGAATCACCAACAAACTTGGGTCAGGTTCAGAAGTGAAATTCATATAGGGGATGACAAAACCAAACTATCTAAAGGTAGCAATCATTCCCTGAAGGTTGTAACACCTTATGGCTTTATGGAGGTTGGGGCACAAACCAGTAACCACTGCCACATGAAAACTAGCTTGCCTAGCTTTTTACTCAACAAATCTTTAAGAGTAGAGGGTGAAATCTACGCTGGCTCAAATTATGACAAACGAGTTTACCACGAAGGTTATAAACCCTCAGCGTCAGATATCGGTGGTGGGACATTCCCTGATACTGTCTTCAGTAAGCAAGGAGGTTCATTTAGTGGCTCGCTTGTTCCAAGCCCTAATGCAGTTGGTCTCCATGTTTATTCTGATACTAAACAACAAAGAGTTGGCAGTGTAGGTATCTATTCTAGTAACGGAAAAGAGGATGGCGCACATGCTTATCTAGGATTAGGTGAGACGCCATGGGATGGTAACAAAGGTATTTTCGTCAGTCCAAGGGAATTTAAGTACTGTGGTCAATATGTACTTCATACTGGTAATACGAATGTCAGAGATTGGAATATAGTAACAAGCCATTCTAATTCAGTTCGCTGGTATAAAGTTGCTTCATTTTATGCCAACAACACAAATGATTCGTATCGTTGGTTTATTAATATCGCAGGAACTAGGGGCTATAGTGCGGGCTTTAACGACCAAAGCGGTGGTGCAACGATATATGTCACAAAAGCAAACGACTGGACAGCCAATAACTTAAATGTAGTTGCGTACAATCATTGTATTTCCAATACTCTTAGTAGCCTAATACGAGAATTGAAAGTTACCAGTGAAGATGTATCAGGACAAAATACATGGTTTACCATTTGGGCAAGGTTTGATGCATATACTGGCGCTTCAGCATTGATGTCAGGCACAGATTGTAGTTCCAATTTTATTAAACTTCACACAAATGAATCGCAAGAAGCTGAGCCTGATGGAGGTTTTAAAAAACCAGTATATGCCTCGATACATTCAGGTAACGTTGATGAATACCTAGTCGGTGTAAGGAAAAAGCCGCTGGTGAGTGGTGTTATACCCGCGCATAGCAATGTACACCTAAAAACGAGCGAAACGTTCACCTTGCCACCAGTTGCAGAAACACCAGAAGATGCTGTGATTGTCGTATCTAAGCGCCTGTCTGAAACTCCAACACTGCAATCAGTAGATAGTAACATCTCATACATTGAAAACGGCACTGAGAAACGCATCAGCACACTAAAATTAGACGTTCAGAGGGTTTATACGCTAATACTGAACGATGAGCAAAACTGGGAACTACAATGAATGCATCCGATATTTTTAAAAGCACAGCAATTAAACAGGTATTTAGGGGGACATACAATGGTAATTCTCCAACTGGTGGCTATGTGCCGATACCAGAGATAAATCCAAATAAATCGGTAATTATTTTAAACACAATACCATATTACAACTCACACGTGCCTGACTCGGAAACGCAGCCATCTGCGTCTCATGGCTACGTGACCGGAAGAATTGAAAGCAGCACGAGCATATTTTTAAGAAATGATGTACGAATGCTATTAGGCACTAGACCAGACGACATTAGGTATGTGCCCATAGACTGGGAGGTGATTGAGTATGTTTAGATATGCACAGATAAACAGTGATAATGTGGTGATAGGTATAAATGTCTATCCAGACAAATTGGACCACGAAGAGCTAATACTATCCGACACAGCGCAAATTGGACAGGTATACGACGGTGGTATATTTAAAGCACCAGCTAATCAAGAGCCTGTAAACCAAATTGAAATGGTCAAATTATTTGATATATCAATAGATAGCCCAAGAGCCAAAAAGATAGGTAACATCTGGTGGATACCAAAAGGGGATAAGGCTGTAATAACGGCAACGGCGACAGGGCTGCCAAATGGCGGGCTCATGGTAATGGTGGAAAGAGTCGTAAATGCGATAAAGCCAATTGAAGACCTAAGGTTCATTGCGACTATCAAAGATGGTGTGGTGACGTTGCCATTACAGTTTGATACCAGCGGTAATTATCTAATTACTGCCAAGCGCCTTAACGAGGGTTTGGCTCGCATCGAAAACGCGCCGTTTAGATTGGATTTTGAAACAATGGAGTTTGACGTTTATGTCCCAGTTGCCACAGCCTAAGCTGGAGTTTATTGGGGGTGGTAAAGCTCGCGTGCTTGAACCAATCAAACACAAATATGGTGAGGTTGCAGCTGGGTTCGTAACGGATGGGTTTAGCATACCGAGGTGGCTATGGTGGTTTCACAATCCATTTGGAGATGGGCTGCTAGCTGCGATCGTACATGATGATGAGCTCAGAAAGCGCAACCCGAAAGCGCACCAGTATTTCAAAGAATACTTACAGCTTGGTGGTGTAAGTAAACTTAAAGCTCACATTATGTATTTTTTTGTGCTCGGGTATCAAAAAGTAAAATACCCCAATGCTTTTAAGGACCACACCTATGGACAGGGCAGCGTTAAATAGGCAGATAAAAACACTCCGTAAGCTAAGCCATTACAGTTATCAAACATCACGCACTGTGAGCAGCGCGGCAGGGGCCGCTCAACTTGCGGAAGCTGTACAAGATGAAACCAGAATTGACAGCCCTAGCAGTTGGGATGCTTTACTACTCTTTGGCTCTGGACAAACTGAAAAATCCTTAAGGAGTCAGCTGGAGAACTTTAATCAATCATGTCCAATTGCTGATTTTATTCACACGGCAGCTTATGCAGAAAGCTTAACCACTGTCGAGCAAGATAAGTTTACAATCACAAACGGGCAAAGTTTGGAGTGGCAAACGTTAACTACAACATCATTAAAGCCTCTGAGTTTACAATGGCTCAATGACTCCAAGGGACTCATAAATGATGAGGGCGTAAACCTCATCACATCCATTGATAGTGCGATGACAGAAACTGAAAACTTAAAGACTGAACGAAACAAAAGGCTTGCTCCTAAGGAAGAACACAAAGCATCAAAACTTAACGCTGAGTTGATACATGCTTCAAGCCGACGTTCTCTGGTGCAAGCCATAACTCAGTTTGGAAACAACGATGAACATTGGGCTTTTGTTTTACTCGTTGGTGATTTGGAAAGCTTAACCATGATGAAAAACGCAATATGATCAGTATCGATGGATGGCGTGTGCCAGGTTATGAGACCAAGGTAAGCGCGGCAGTAAAAATTAAGGGTGATGATGCATCGGGATTCGGCTCGTTTGCGTTGTCACTTGACCAAGGTATTAAGGCTGCGGTGCTTACTGTGAAAACAAAAATACCATTCGCTGAAGAACAAGAGCTAGAAGCGTTGATCAGTAAGGCAAAGGCACTCGATGAAAATGGCGCGCGTCGAACCTATACCATCAATAGCCCTATTTCAGCAGCATATAAAATCCGCCGCGCCAAATTTGATGGCGATGTAAAAGCAACTGAAGATGAAGACGTGAGGGCGTGGCTCGTGTCTTTTAACCTGCTTGAAGTAAAATCAGTATCGGAGCGCCAACAACAACAACTAGATTCAAAAGGTCAACAAACCGCTGCGGCGCAGTCAACGACAGGTCATGAAAAAATATTGGCTCAATTTAGCGAGGTTGAAGGGCCTTGAAATTAAATGAGCAACTAACAATTGGCGGAGTGCCAGTAACAACAATCGAAAAAAAGCTAGTGCAACTGGATATAGGTTCTACAGGCAGGGCGAGCTTTCAAGTTGTTTGTGACTTTGAGCCAGCCGGACTAGTTGAACTGCATATAGGGTATCAATTAGACGCGCTAGAGCCTTACTTTTTAGGCGTGATTGAATCAAAGTTATATTCAAACGGCTTGTGGCACTTAACATGTAGAGAGCTAATAGGCGCACTAAGCTTTAAAATACCTATGGCAATTAGACATGCAACGATTGAAAAGGTATTGGCAGAGCTATCACAAGGACAGCTAGAATTTGTCATACCAAATGTACAGTATTCAAAAGCCGTCGCACCGGCATTCTACCATGCAGGAACAGGCATTGAAGCGCTACGCCAAATTGGTGCTGTTTGGCAAATACCTCATTACGTAGTTCAGCAGCGGCCAGATGGGAAAATCTACGTTGGCAGCTGGGAACACTCAAAGTGGGCCACCTCTGAGGTTAGTGAGTTCCCTGAGCATGCAATTAAAACGATAAACAGCTTAAGCGGCGAGGTGTTAGCAATACCAAAGTTAAGACCTGGCATAAAAATCAATGGCCGATACATCACGGAAGTAACACTAAACAATGACAGGATGCAATTAAGATGGTCAAACAGGCTATTAAACGGCTCATACTAA